TAATCCACCGAACCACCCCCGACGTTCAACTGGTTTGGGCTTATTGGATCCGTTGGGCTTGTTATTGACCGGTTTGTTGGATCCATTGGGCTTGTTAGATCCATTGGGTTTGTTGGATCCATTGGGCTTGTTGGATCCATTGGGTTTGTTGGGGACGTTGGGCTTGTTGGATCCATTGGGCTTGTTGGGGACGTTGGGCTTGTTGGGTTTCTTACTCCTTCCCCCAAAGAATCCACCAAACCAACCCCGACGCTCGGTTGGTTGGGGTTGGGGTTGGGGTTGGGGTTGGGGTCCAATAAATGGGGTTTCACGCTTATTTCTAATGCACCCCGTTCCCATTTTGTTGTTGGTCCCAAAAAAGAACCCGGGTGGACAGTCGGCAACGCTCCGTCCTTTTATAAAATTCCTATTACGTCTTCCGAGCATCGGTTCCTTATAGTATCCCATACCTCTACTACCCCTACGAAATACATAACCAGGCTCATCTCCATAAAACGTGGAACTTGGAACAAATGATCTATTGTTTACAACGCCACCACCTAAAAACTTTGGTCGTTCAGGTTGGGGTCGAGGTCGAGGTCGAAGAGATCTGTTTCCATATATGCTAGTGGGAAATATAGTTTTCCGGGGTTGATTGTTTCTTCTTAAAAAACTTGGTTGGGACATTTTTATACTTTTTGGAAAATTGGGTTTTCTTATATTTCTGGAGTTGGTGTTATTTGTTTTTCTCATCGCCGAATTGATATTATTTGTCTTTTTCATCGCCGAATTGATGTTATTTGTCTTTTTCATCGCCGAATTGATGTTATTTGTTTTGTTCATCGTTGAATTGTTGTTCACTGCTGCGTTGTTCACTGCTGCGTTGTTCACTGCTGCGTTGTTTACTGCTGCGTTGTTCACTGCTGTGTTGTTTACTGCTGCGTTGTTCACTGCTGTGTTGTTCACTACTGTGTTGTTCACTGCTGCGTTGTTCACTGCTGTGTTGCTGAAACCCTTTTCCACTTTTTGTTTCCTACCAATCTTCACGGGTTCATGAATTTTCATATACCTTAAACGTTTTCCAATTGCGTCAATAACCTGTATTTTGGTCATTTGATCCAAACGCTTGAGACCAACTTTATACGCAATCCTTCTAAGATCTTTACGTTTACTCGTTGAACTGAAGAGTATATCATAGTCTTGAACTTTGAGAGGTGACTTCTTGTCAACCAAATATGTTCTGTTAGAACTCATAATCATTGGTGGTAGTGGTAACTTCCCATCCTGAATATCGTCATATGCTTGACAAATCTGTTCTCTTGTTAGTGTAAGGTTTTCTCCTGTATTAAGCTTTACTAGCTTTTTCAGTAGCTGTATATCCGCGTCGGGATCACATGCATCTATCATATATCTTAAACTAACAAAAAAAAGAATTAATTCAAATATCCCATGTTAAATAATCTTATTTTTTCCTCGTACGTCATATTGAAATCAAATACGTTTGTGTTTTTTACATTTATTTCTATAATGTTTATAGGTTTATCATAACTAGATCTAAGACATAGTGTTGACAACACCAGCGTTTCTATAAAATCTTTTGGGTTGTTTATATTTTCTTTAAAAATTACATCTGATTTTATTTTCAAACATGTAATTTCATGTGCCTTTTTATCTAAGAATGGACTCAATGGATATTGTTCAATCGTTCCCCCATCGACATATGTATTTCCGTTATACTTTCCACATGAAAATATAACAGGTACAGCCATGCTCATACATACAGCATCTATGACTTTCATATCTGGGTGTGTATCTTTAGAAAAGTATACTGTTTCAGATGTATTCAAGCAAAAGGCTGATATATAGATTTTCATATCAATATCTTTAAATGTTGGGTCACATTTACACATCTCGACTAGTTTTTTTCGGATTGGTTCCATATCTACAAAACCAAAATTATTATAAAAAGATGTGATTTTTACTTTCATCAATTTGGTAACATCTATAGATAGTGTAAGTTTAAATATTTCGTCTACGGACATACCGAGTGCCATAAATAATGTGATAATCGCACCCGCGGAGGATCCCGAAATTTCTTCAACACCTGTCAATTCACTCTCCATTGTTTTTAGACAACCTATCAACGAGAATATACCCATCGCTGCGGGTCCTATAACCAGATACCTCATTCTCTTATTTAATAGAACTGAGGATATTGACGTCGTAAAATCGCAAAAAGGACCGCAAGAACGATTGAATGCAATACTACTGACAGCATGCTGGTTTGACCTGAACGGAACACACCACCCGACCCAGGTGGGAGGGTTAAGAGCAAGCCGGGGCTGAGAATAACAAACAATGTCGCAGTCACGATCAGATCTGCTTTGGTGAGGACGAGGCCCATCGCCTTGGCGATGAGACTGTAAACTATTAAGAACACGAGAGCGTGTACTAAAACGGACATTTGGTCGGTCTTTCCGTTTTTGTATGATATTTTTGTACCGTCCGTGGTTAGAAGAACACCTGGACTGAGCGCCATAAAAAGCGCCGCTGGGATAAAAACTTTGTTAGCTGTGAGGTCTTTGAGAAACATTTAATATACACTGATACTATTTTTTGCAAAGTCCATGAAATCGTATACATTTGCACCCCTGAACATTTCCTCATAGAGTCCATTTTCCATCACACTTCGTCTGAGGTTCCTCCAAATGTGACTAAGACGTTCTTCAAACCATATGGTCTGTTCCTGGTATTCCCAGGTCACCCGCGTCATAGTACCGTCGTGTTCCGTAAAACAAAATTCTACAAAATCCCAGTAATCCCCTGAGTAGGTGATTCCCGCGTCTTCGAGTAGGGTCCTGGTCATATTCCAGAACATTGTGAGTTCATCTGAGTATTTGACTTCCCAGTCATGCATATTCAGAGGAGTGTCATCATTAATTTCTTCGTCATCACTGGCATAGGTATCTAAGCCAGTGGTTGCTTCGTATACATATTGGCTCCAAACCATTGGTTCTACTTATCTTCTTTTTCGGGCTTTTCCTTTATACCGGTTAATGAAATTGAGGTAGATTCGGTTACTTTAAGTCCATCCTGGATGGCATTTAGGGCTCCTTCGACCTTTGCTTCGTCTCCCGCAAAAAACTTCAAAAGTCCATCCTTGATTGCATCCTTACTCATACCAGATTTTCTGACACTTTTACGTATACTAATCTTGCCTTTTCTGAGGTTAATGGTATCAATACCCTGACCAACCATATGCCTCTTCACAGCTTCTTTGAGGCGCTTCTCTTCCTGGTTTAGAATCTTGATATCAGCTTTTGCTTCTGAAAGTTGTTTTGTAAGGTCGACGAGCTTTGAAACGCTCTCCGAAAGTTCACTAGGGACAGAGGTCATTGTTACATACGTCTACCACCTAATCTTTAAGCGCATAAACCACGCTGCATTGTGTCGGGGACAATTGTAGAGTTGTTCCAAACGAAGGGGTCCTTGGGGTTGGGGGGATCGGCTCGGATCTGTTGGTTGGCGTTGCGGAGGTTGCCACCGATGGTCTCTGGGAAACCAACCTGTTGACGGGGCTCAAGGAAGTTCTGTCCCTTGAGGATGTCCTCTGGGGCAAACTGACCAAAGTCCTCCTCTGTCGCAACTTCGCGGGGGAGGAGAGAGGACGCCAAACCTGTACCCTTGTTCATGCCCGCACACTTTCCGTTGGATGGGGCGACCGCTGGACCTGGAGATGGGGAGGGAGAAAGCGCTGTGTACTCCTTGGTGGTGTAACCAGACTTTTCCATGGACTGGAATAACAGGTACACCACGACCACAGCGGCGACTGCGATTAGGATGGGTTTCATTTTCTTTAAATTGTTGGCCTTAACCATCGTCTTCTTTTATATATCATTAACAATTTTTTTTCTACTGATCTTGGGTATCGACAAATGCATATCCCTCTGGGTATGTATCCATGATCGGGTCATCGTGAACCCTCATCTGAACAACATTCCAAGATGGACCGAAATTTTTCTTGGCGAACCAAAGTCCGGCGAATTCGAGAATGACATCACAGACCTTCCCTGGTTGTACCGATTCGGTGTCGACAACTTCCTGCTTGGAATTATACACCCTGGTCACGTCGAGGAGGTCGCCTGTGATCTCCTGACTAACGTGACTGGATGTGTATGCCGTTGTAATTACGTTCTCTGATAATTTTCGGTTGAACCAGGTCTCACAATTCTCAACAGCTGCTTTGAGATTGCCGGTGTCAATTTCAACCACCTTCTCAACATTATCATTGGAGGAGAGGTCGAAAACAAACTCGCCTGATACATCCACAACCTTAACGCCGTTGACCTGTACGAGGCACTTACGCTTTTCGTCAGTCAACGCCTTGACAAAATAGAGACCATCTTCACCCTTTACTGGGGGATTGTATAACATGTTATACTTGGATTGTGTCTCATTTCTTTAAACCAATGTAAGGTATAGCCGCAGCTTTCTCTAAAACTGACCTGGGAACCCATTTATTTCTACTTGGTTTATATCCGTATAACGTTTTCAATTTGTTGATGTTAGCTGGGAGTTTCTGAGCATTATTTGGTCTGAGTTTATATTCATTCTTCACGTATGAGTTATTTGTATTCGTCTTCCACTTTAGGGTATTTAAATCAAACCGTTTGTTACCACTCGTCGCCGTGTAACCCGGTACATTTGTATTATTTAAGACAGGATTCAAACCATATACAAATTGTTTAGATAGACGATCTACTCGTGGTTTGGTCGTAAATTTAGAATACTTTTGTGGATCTATACGAGAAGCTCTGTTCATAGATACATTTCTATACACTTTGCGTGTTGGAGATCGTTTCGTGAGTTTTCCCTGAATATGTTTAAACGCAGCATCTATAGAGGTGTTTAAATTTAGTTTCGTGTCAATCAGTTTTATAAGTTTTAGGAGACGCTGACGATCTTTATCCTTTTTCTCTGGACGGAGATTGAGTTTATGCATGAGGTAGATATCTTCTATCAAAAAGTCTCTACCAGCTATGAATATGTCATTATTCACTATGAGTTTGTTTGTTTCTACATTTCTGTATGTGACACCCTTCCGCTTTGACACGGAAACACTGTATCCAAACTCTTCTGGACGCATAAATGGAATGTCGAGAATTCCACCAACAGTGAAGTCCTCTACGCGACCACTTTTGGGTGAGAATGCACGAATATTCATATCGAGTGCAAACAATTCTACATCTATGAATACATCCCCCTTTTTGGGTTCTTTGTTTTTTCCCACCTTTTTCTTTTTGAATAAGTTGTATCGTCGGGTTACATAGGGCCCGGTTTGTTTGAATCCCAAACCCAGAAATTTGAAAATTTTGGGACTTTTCTTGATCATGGTCAATAACCGACGTTTGATTCGTGTGTTCAGTGATTGTGCAAGCTCACCAAGTTTATCCCACAATACAAGTTTGACTACCTGAAGTTTCCCGTAGTACTCGGAATCCATTTTCATGCGGGGAACAAACTTGGCGTCGATGTCAGTTGTGACTACGCGGTCCTCGTAAGGTACGTACATATTATACGCTTCACCACCACTGATGATCAAATCACCCATAGACTTCATGACATCGTTGACTTTACTGATCGTCTCGAGTATAATGTCGCGAATGGAGTCTGTGACCAGTGCATATATAATTTTATCAAAGTCTTTGGTTGGGTATTTATTGTGAACACGTTCCCTGAATTTTTTTAAATCCCGCTGTTCATTTCTGTCATAGTATTTTTTCAACTTGACATCATCGAATAGTAAATTTGTCTTGATATACTTATCGATGATTGACTTCGAGTAAATCTTCTCGTCCATTATTATAAAGAAACATATTAATTACTCGTGCTGTGAATAGACTTAAAGGTTTCGTCGCTAAGATAAATATAATGTCTCTCGACTCCACCATCCAAACTGAACTTACTGCTATCCGTAACGAAATCAAGACTCTCACTAAGCTTGTTCGTAAGATCAAGAACACCCAAGAAGATCCGGATGGTGAGAAGGCCAAGAAGCGGTCTGAGAACAACGGCTTCAACCGAAAGCAGGAAATTACACCTAAGTTGAGGGAGTTTCTGGCTCTTCCAGAAGGCGAGCTCATCTCTCGTTCTGAGGTGACCAAGTTCATCAACAAGTACATCACAGAGAAGGGTCTTAAGCACCCCGAGAACGGCCGTCAGATTATCCTTGACGATACACTCCGTGCCCTACTCGCACCCCCCGCTGACGTTCAGGTGACCTACCTTAACCTCCAAAAGTTTCTCTCCCCCCACTACGTGAAGAAGGAAAAGGCTTAAAAAAATAACACATCCTTATAGTAAGAATGTTTGTTGAAAAAACTCAAATCGAACAACTTGTTGGTACAAAGATCAAAAACCTTGATTTGTACCAAAAGGCTTTTACCCATAAATCCGCTCTCAAAGAGTATGCACAATTTACAGAGTCCTTCGAGACTTTGGAATTTATTGGTGACTCTGTCCTAGGTTTCGTTATTACCAAGTTTCTTTTCGATCGGTACGAGAGTCGTCAAGAAGGTTTCCTCACGAAGGCTCGTACCAAGCTTGTTCGTGGTGAGACTCTGGCACACATCGCAAATCAACTAGGACTTCAGAACTATATCATCATGGACGAGAAGGGAATGCGTAACGGATGGAACAATAACCCCAAGATTCTCGAAGATGCCTTCGAAGCCCTCATTGGGGCCATCTATATGGACATTGGTCTGATCCACGCGAAGGAGTTTGTATTGAGAATATTCACAGATCCCAATATTGTTGATTTGAATATCATTATGATTGACGATAACTTTAAGGATCACCTGATGAAGTACTGTCAGGTCAATAATATGGAACTTCCAGAGTACCGGGTGGTCGGTCAATACGAGGGTCTCTTCTACATAGACATCTACATTCAGAACGCGTGTATGAGTAGAGGTATTGCGAAGAGTAAAAAACAAGCTGAGCAGAATGCTGCTCGTATGTTTTTTCAGGTAACCCACGAGCTTAAGAAACAAGAGGAACTTAAAAGTAATAGCCCATAGATATTTAATATGCATCCCAATGTTAAAGCTGCTTTAGAACGAGAGTATGCGGCCCAGAAGTCTGAAGAATGGTTGGCTCTCCGCGGTAAGATGTTAACCGCCTCAGATGCCGCCACCGCCATTGGTAAAAATAAATATGAAACTCCCGATGCACTTCTTCTCAAAAAATGTGGTCTCGGTGAGAAGTTCACGGGGAATGCAGCCACCAGGCATGGTGAACTTTACGAAGATGAGGCGAGGATCCTCTATGAAGAGAGGCATGGAGAGGTTGTACACGAACTTGGTCTATGCCCTCACCCAGTTGAAGACTGGTTAGGCGGAAGTCCTGATGGTGTAACTGAATCTGGTAAACTGGTGGAGATTAAGTGTCCACCCCAAAGAAAAATCATCCCTGGGGAGGTCCCCGAGCACTATATGCCCCAGCTTCAGTTGTGTATGGAGATCTTAGACTTGGAATCTGCCGACTTCATTCAATACAAACCAGCAGAGACTAATTGGCCGAGACCAGAGGAATTTGACGTTGTCAATGTTCCCCGTGACCGAGAGTGGTGGAAAACCTACCTCCCAGTGATGAGGGAATTTTGGGACAAAGTCCTGTACTTTAGAGAACACCTAGATGAACTTCCACAACCTAACTTGAAGAAGACCCGGAAGAAAAAGGAACCTGAACCTCCACCTCCCTGTGAGATTGAACCACTTACAGATGAAGATGTTTATATCGAAGATTAAAGAGTAGCTAACTTCGTTAACATTGTTTCGAAACTGGGTATGCGATCATGATTAACACTCTTACATATTCTACCATATTTAACAAATTTTGATTCTTTCAAGTATTCTATAGGTAATAATCGTTTGATGTAATTATTGATTGTAGTATCATTTTTTTTGTAAAATGAATATAAAAAGTGTTGTACATCCGACATTTTGTGTGAGTTACGTCGAATGTTAAATATTTTAAAATCGGAACCTCCTTCTAGAGGGCTTTTAATACCTGGGAATAAAGAGTGACCAAAATCTATAAATACGGGTTCAACCCCTTGATTTGAAATCTCGAGTGTATCAGACTTTAACTTGGCTACAATATTTCTGACAGGTACACGTCTAATTATGATGTTCCCTAACTGACAATCGTTATGTCTAAATCTCGGATACTTTTTATGTATTTTATATAAATTATATATAACTTGAAACAAAATAGATTTTCTTTTCTGTAAATTTGGTTTTGTTTTTAACCATTTATCCATACGTTTACCCTTGATATACTCGAAATGTAATGAATATTTACATACATTCTCTTTACAGGTTTTGTATCCATACACTCTGGGAACGTTAAAATCTTTTAGAAGATTGGCGATTTTATATTCCATATGTGACGTTTTATCTTTCGTAATCTTTACAGCGGAATTAGGTCCGGTTCGATAGACTGTACCATAATAACCACTCCCTATTTTAGACATATTATTTACAAATATTTAAATAAAAATTACCTAAGTGACCCACCCATTTAAGAAATCGAACCAAAACCATGACGATTGAAGAACAATACACGCATGCTAAGAACACCCTGAATGGTCGGCTTTTCGCCCCATACCAAAGAGAAGGTGTTCTCTGGATGCTTACAATGGAACAACAACAGTCTGGACCTAAGGGGGGATTTCTCTGCGATGAGATGGGACTCGGAAAGACAATCCAGTTGATCGCGACGATGTTGGGTAACCCCCAAGAACGCACACTCCTCATCGTGCCCAAGTCTATCATCACCCAGTGGGTTGAGGAGATTACGAAGTTTGCACCGACCCTAACGGTTGGTGTTTTCGATGGACCTGGTCGAAAGCTTGGGGATCACGATATTACGATCGCACCCTATTCTTTATTGAGTGTGAAGGGTGGGAAGGCTGAGGCAGTGACCCCCCTCCACGGGGTTCAGTGGGATCGGGTGGTGTTGGATGAGGCCCACGAGATTCGGAACAAGTCTTCAAAGATCTCCAAGAGTGTTTGTCGTCTTCAAGCTGGTATCAGGTGGATTGTCACTGGTACCCCAGTCTTCAACTCAATGGATGACTTTGTGACCCTCTGCCGGTTCCTCGGTATCGATAAGTCCCTTGTGCAGGGGATGACCAAGAAGATTAAGGACATCTACATTCTCCGTCGCACGAAGGACGATCTGGCTAAGATCAACGAACGTCTCAGGCTCCCTCCATGCTACTTTGAGAATGTGGAGCTGGATATGTACCCAGATGAGAGGGACATGTATGAGTTTGTTTTCAAGGAGGCTCAGGATACGATCAAGGACACCTTCAAGGCGGCAACCAGTCTCAACTACAAGAACATGGTCATTTTGGAGTGCCTTCTCCGGGCGCGACAGTGCATGATCTGGCCCCAAATGTACCTGGATGGGGTTGCGAAGAAGAACGAGACCAACCCTGAGCAGTGGGTTGGGCGTTCCCATAAGATGGAGACCCTCTTCGAGATGATTAGGGGGCACCCCCAAGAGAAGACTCTCATTTTCTGTCAGTTTGTGGGGGAGATGAACTACATCCAAAGTCAATTGGATTGTCCCACATTCAGGATAGATGGGTCCGTCTCCAAGGAGGACCGAACTACCCAGTTGACTAAGTTCAAACAGGCACCACCGGGGTCGGTCTTCATCATCCAGATCAAGTCTGGTGGTCAAGGTCTCAACATTCAAGAGGCCACCAGGGTCTACATCATGGCTCCAGCTTGGAACCCCGCGACTGAGCTTCAGGCAATCGGTCGGTCTCACCGAACGGGTCAGACCCAAGCGGTCTACGTGAAGAAGATGATCTACAGGGAGACTGAGACATTTTTGAGTGTCGAAGAAGAGATGATGGCCCTCCAGGGTCACAAGTCCATAGTGTGTTCGGAGGTTTTGAACGATGAGAGGGTTAAAACCCAGATTCCTGTAAAGCGGATAAACGACAAGATTTCAATCTTGGACATCAAGAAAATTTTCAGGGCGTAATATAAAGATGATTGGTTCCCGAGCCGAAGTTTTCCATGGCACTGCTGACATGACCGCTGGTGGTCTTGAAAAGAAAGACCTCAAGATGAAGGATGGCCGCATCGTCTCTAAGGCGGCGAGTGAGGCTGCGCTCAAGCGCATGAAGGATGAGGGTAAGAAGGCGATGGTTAAGGTCTTCAAGCCAGCGAAGAAGGGTTTCAAGCTCCAGCCCAAGGAGGGCACCGTGGCTTACAAGAAGCTCATCAAGAAAATGTAGATGTAAAGTAAGAATGACTCTCTCCAAGTGGGAAGACTCAGTGAAGATTGCTAAGATCAAACTAGGATTAGATCCAAAGGGGTTTACCCGGGTTCAGGGTAAACTCCTTAAGGAGGCTCAGAAAGTATATAGTATTTTGCTTTTGAATAGTAATAAACCGCGAACTGTTGTTGTTCGTATTAAATAATAAATTGAAATCCCTTTAAATTTTGTGGTTCGTGAACGACGAGTTGGTGGGTTTTCCACGTGCACCCAAACTTCTTGTTCAAGAAATACACGCTATTGAGCTCAGCAATAGCCTGACCTGAATTTCTTGCATATAGACCGTTTTTGATTGGCTCCTTCGCTACGGGGTTTTTCATAGAGTCGAATACCTGGGGTTTAATATTACCCTCGATATCTGTATCAACCTTAACTCGAAACTTTGGTTCGCGATCTGGGGACATTTTTAAGTTTGAGTTGAACATTGGCATAAGTTCTTCGACAGTCATAGGTTTCCCGAATATTGTATCACTTTGTTCCGATACGGCTTGAATGATTTTACCTTCAACGGCACGGAGACTTTCATAAAATTTTTTCATATAACTATCGTCTTCGTCGTAACCCTTTACAGCGAAATCGATGTTATATTTAACATGACCCACCTCTGGAACAAATCCAGATACACCAAATGGCATATACATACGGGGAAGTTGAATTCTCATTGGTGTTCCTTCTTTAGTAGTGATAACTATTTTTCGGTTATTGTAGGTATTAATCTGTAAATTATCAATAGCTCGGTCCATGTTTACAATATATTAAAACCAAAACTTTAAGCCGAACACGCGATACATTCGGGTTCTAAACTAAATTGGATTGGTCGAGCTTTAGCCTTGGATCTCAGGTAGTACATTCCAGTCTTTAGACCAGATTTCCATGCATACATGTGCATCGAAGACAGCTTAGACATTGTTGGACTTTCCATGAAGAGGTTCATGGATTGTGATTGATCGATGAAACGACCACGGTCAGCCGCCATATCGATGATACACTTTTGACTAATTTCCCACACAGTCTTGTAGAGTTTCTTGATGTTATCGGGAATATCAACAATGTTTTGAATTGACCCACCCGCCTTGACCATGATATCTTTCATTTCTTTTGACCAAAGTCCAATTTTTTTGAGATCATTCACCAGGTGCTTATTCACTACCACGAATTCACCTGCTAGTGTGCGACGGAGATAGATGTTTGTCGTATAGGGTTCGAAGCATTCATTGTTTCCCAAAATCTGTGCTGTGGAAGCTGTTGGCATGGGTGCCATTAGGAGACTATTCCTCAATCCCCTGGTCTTTATACGTTCACGCATAGCCTCCCAGTCATAGAGTCCACTAAATTTGGTTTCACCTTCCCACATCTCGGGTTGGAGGATTCCCTGTGATGCCGGGGATCCTTCGAAGGTTTCGTAGGACCCATCAATCTCGGCTAACTCTGAACTCGCCTCTAGGGCGGCATGATACATAGTTTCGAAGATATGAGAGTTAAGGAGACGTGATTCTTCGCAATCAAATGATAGACCACATAGAATGAATACATCAGCGAGGCCCTGTACACCCATACCGATTGGGCGGTGCTTCATGTTGGAATTCCTAGCAGTATCCACGGGGTAGAAATTGCGATCGATCACCCTGTTAAGGTTCTTTGTGACGGTCTTTGTCACTTCATGGAGTTTCGCGAAGTCGAAGGTCTTCGTCTCCGTGTTGACGTATTTGGGGAGGGCGATAGAAGCCAGATTACAAACAGACGTCTCGTCCTTGTTGGTGTATTCTATAATCTCAGTGCAGAGATTGGAACTCTTGATGACCCCCAAGTTCTTTTGGTTGCTCTTCATATTGCAGGCATCTTTGTAGAGCATGTAGGGTGTTCCAGTCTCAGTTTGTGACTTTAGAATGGCCTTCCAAATATCGGATGCCGGGACCGTCGATGTGGCGAGACCCTCTTCCTCATACCTGGTGTATAGGGCCTCAAATTCATCACCATAAACATCGGAAAGACCCTTAGCTGTATCGGGGCAGAAGAGGGACCACTTTCCACCTTCCTCAACCCTCTTCATGAAGAGATCTGGAATCCAAAGGGCTGAGAACAGGTCTCGGCACCTCGCTTCGTCGTCACCCTGGTTTAGACGAATCTCCAAAAAGTCCATGATATCAGCGTGCCAGGGCTCCAGGTAGACGGCGATCGATCCCTTGCGCCGACCAGCTTGATTTACGTAGCGTGCAGTGGCATTGAAGACCCTAAGCATTGGAATGATACCATCAGACTGACCATTCGTTCCTCTAATTCGGGATTTATTGGCCCTAATATCGTGAATGTGCATCCCGATGCCCCCAGCCCACTTGGATATTTGGGCACACTCGGTGAGGGTCCCATAAATACCGTTAATGGAATCCTCCTTATTGGCGATCAGGAAGCACGAAGACATTTGGGGACGGGGTGTTCCCGCATTGAAAAGGGTGGGTGTTGCATGTATGAAGTAGCCTTGGGACATCTTATCGTAGGTGTCTAAAACAGATGGAATATCTTTACCATGAATACCAATAGAAACGCGCATAAACATGTATTGAGGTGTCTCTACAATTTTACCCCCAACCCTCTGAAGGTAACTCTTCTCTAGGGTCTTAATACCAAAATAACCAAAGTCGAAGTCTCGATCCGTTTTGATGTACTCTTTCACCTGTTGGGCAACCTCTACAACTTCGTCTGTGATTATTTTACATTTTTGGAGTTTTCTCATGGCGAGGTGAAAATTGTTGGGGCAAACCTTGTGGATGTTGCTTGCAACGAGGCGGGTGGCGAGTGTTTCGTAATCTGGATCAGAGGTGATCATACCGATACAAATTTCAGCTGAGAGTATGTCAATTTCCTGTGTAGTTATTCCATCATATAGAGATGAAAATACCTGTTGCGCTACTTTGGTGGAATCGCAATTTTCGGAAAGTCCCTGTGTTAAGTTCTTGATCCTATTGGTGACGTTGTCAAATTTCATATCCTCAATACGACCTGAGCGTTTAGTGACCCTCATATACTTTTCAATCAATTTTTATTTTTAACTTACTTCCCACATTCAAGATCTTTGCTTCGCACTGGAACTGACCCCGCAACTTCCATGCGGCGGTTAGGTTGGAGAAGGTAGGAATTTACATAGAATGGACCACTTTCACCAGGTTTCGCTACTGGTGCATACGACCCAACAAAGCAGTCTGGTGGATCCAGTGGAATTTTTTCCGTGTTTTGGGGTTTAGAATCATACACCTGGTTGAAGTCAGCGTAGTTCAGCATTTAATATCTACAGACAAATTATTTTCGGAGACTATATTAAATGTGTGACAATTTACACCTCAACTCAATCAAGCAGTGTGAGACTCCTCTGAATACTCTCTTTTTTTCAGAATTTAACAAAAATCTTCTCCAGCGGGGAATTCGTCAGGCCTTTAAGAACAAAAGTGGTATTTCGATTGATTACCAAAACCCTAACGACCTTTACGGTATAATGCGTGCTGTATTCATAAGCAACTCGGGTGACCATAACAGAGAGGTAAACAAGCAGGTGAAATTAATGAATGAACGTGTCATTAATACCGCATTATCCCAAATTCAAACCGGTGTTGCACAGTATATTACTTACGCGAATGATATCGATACTATTAGTGTACCCAACGATCTCCCAAAGAACGTTAGTTTGAAGGGTAAGAGACTACCCAAAAACGAAAAAATTGGAATCTATTAAAGAATATACACCATATTAGATTAAGAATGAGTTTAAATTATTACAAAGTAGAAACAGAAAAAGTCTGTAGAAGTAAGGGGTGGGATAGAGCCGCCATTGATACTGTTTGGCTCCTTTTGACGGAAGAGTTTGGAGAACTTGCATCCGCAATTCGACAACACAAAAAAACATTCAAAAAAACAAATTTGAAAAAGGTTAGAGGAACTGACGTGATGATGGAAATGGGTGATGTTTTCAGTTATCTTTTTCAGTTGGCCCACATGTTGAATGTTGACCTAGATGAAATGTGGACCGAACATAAATATAAACTGAAGGATAAAAATTATAATCTAAAGTAATAATAATTATGCTCAGCGAACAAGAGGCAATCGATCACGTGAATCCATTTGTCACACATGATTTTTCACTACCAGGTACTGTGAGACAGACGGGGCCTTTTGAAGATTATAAAGCTCCTCTCCAGAATAAAAGCGCATTTGAGGATGAAAAGAAAAGTGTGTATTGCGGATTTGGTCTCTGTGAGGATGAAACAAAAATAAATGACACCTTTTCGACGATACATCCGAAACGTAATATCGATTCAGGTGATTGCATTGAGCGTCAGGCACCATTTATTTCGAGTGAAGCGATGAACGTCGAAAACAACTTGTCAAACGTATCACTTTTGGGATATACACTTTGTGCCGCAATTATTCTATATTTAGTGATATTGCGTGTAAAACGTTAAAGAAATATTCGAGACGTGATTTACTCTTACACTCTTGAATAGCATCTGTGATGTACTTTCTACAAAATTCTTGTAAGAATTCCACTTGCCAAGCACTCTTTTTATTAATATGGGGTGGTTGAAATGTTGGGTCTACAATTTTTGTTGCATGGAGGATTCTGATAAAATGACGATTCTCGAGTTCTTCATCGAGGATACTATCGAGATACACCTCAGCTTTCCGTTGACACACCTCAAACGTTTGGGATACCATAGTGTCCAAGAATTTTTCATAAGGAATTGAGTGCTTGAATGCACCCAACTTCACCCAGTTTCCGTGTGGTTCAGTGCTAATATAGTCAGTGTAGGTTTGGTATACACCTTTTGATTCTATATACTGATCATACCGTATTTCTGCGTATGATAAATCTGACTCTACGTCATGAACATGGGTGGCAGAGTTAACAAAGCGTGTCATTATAAAGAACGTGAATGTATTCTTTAAACACCTAAGTCACGATATACTCGGTATAAGTTTACCTTGAAATGTATTCTAAAATTGCTAATAATAGTTTTTCTTACCTCCTAACTATAAACGAATTTAGAAATCAAATACCCGCAGAAATTCGTCCATCATGGATAAAAATTACAACGATAACAATGGTTTCAAGTTTCGTTCAGGCGATCGATATTAATAAATTACGAAAAATCTTCAATGAAATTGGTTCATTCAAAATGAGACGAGATAATTCTAAAATGGATGGTTTTGAATGGAAACTGAAGCCGACAACTTTTTACAACCAGGTTACACTCACATATCACGACACCTATAGCACAAAATCGGTAAAGGTATTCCCAAACGGTAGTGTTCAGGTTGCGGGGTGTTGTGACCTATTTGATTGTAAACGTATCATTACCCAACTCACCTACATCTTTAAGACTTTTTTGGGTATGACAAATACAATTCCGGTAGAATCATTCAGGGTTGTGATGATCAATTCTAACTTTAGTTTAAACTACAACATAAATTTGAACTTGGTTGCTGATTGGTTCGAAAACTATAATGATATTTTTAAAGTTTCATTTGAACCAGATCGGTATTCCGCAGTTAAAGTAAAATTTAAACCAGCCCATGATATGAAGGAAATTACGTGCAGTATATTCAGCACAGGCAAAATCATAATTACGGGGGCGGAGACTCTAAAGGAGATTGCATTTGGTTACAATATAATCAATTGCCACATTAACGAAAATTCCAGGATTAGAGTAAGTCCGACAACTGACACCGATATTTTCGATATATTTTTAGGTTACAGGTGTGAACCCTTTGTAAAGGTTCTCAGAGCGAAGGGTTTTGAATCGTGGGTACAAACAATATCCAATAGACAAATTAATTTCTAGGTGTAATTTAATACAAGATGTCTCAACGACTTGGCATGGCCGATGGTCGGTGCTTTACAATAAACTCGTCAGCCCAGCTTCTCAATAACTACGTTATGCAAAACAATGGCATATCATTCGAAGATAATTATTCTTATAGGAAACTCCTCCAAAAATCTGGACCCGAACTTCTCCAGAAAGTCCAGAATGAACAGGGAACAACCAGGTGCCATGATTGCAACAAACCCCTAGTCGATACCTCCAAGACATACTGAGCTAAATTATGAAAAAAACTTTAAAACCATACTCTAGAATGTCAACATGTTCCATATGTCTCAATGAAGTTAAACCAACGAGGAATAATCCACCTACTCGTTGTGGACATATGTTTCATTCCCACTGTCTACAGGAATGGAAAAATAAAGGTAAAAATACTTGCCCAGTTTGTAGAAAAGTTTTTGATGCTTCCCAATTTAAAGTTGTAGTTACTGTGCAAAACAATCACACAGTTAGGTCTAATTCTGTGTCATTGAATGAAAATGTTACAATGGATGTTATCGATTTATTTGATCTTTCATTTGACGGGATTGAAAATTTGATGGATTTAGACAGTATTCTTTCTGACCTTGGGGTGAGTCTTTCCGACTTTGATTCCGGTATTTTTGACGCAGAATGAACTACAATATGTCTCATAGTTTAAACCTGGGTAGTTTCTAGAAGCTTTACGAGGATCTTTTATGACCTTTCCCTTGGCGTCAGTCAGAAGTGGACCAGTCGCCCACCCACGCTTGTGACTGAAGACATTTGCTCGAAATATAAGCCTCTTACCCACTTTGAATTTACCAGCAGCGCGGATTCGTGCCATGGGAACTTTGAAGAATGTTGCGATTGATTTTATTGTATCACCTTCTTTGATTTTATATTCAACCACACTATGTTGTTTGTAAAAATGAAAATCACCTTGGCGAATGTAGTTGGTTGGTCTCCCAGGAGAAACGAACATCATGACTTTGTAGTATCCCTTTTTACATTTCTTATCGCCATCCACCCTGTAAACCTTCTTAGGGTTGTCAGATATGACACGTTTGGGTAAACCTGTGCAATGGGTATAATTATGGTTTCCATTTGACATACCAGAACGATCTCCTGGGATGGATTTTTGCCAACGGTATGCTTCGTAATCACCCACAGCATATGCGTAACAATTATTATTGTTTATACCCCTAGTAGAACCCCACATTTTCGTGGTATATTTGGGTTCAGATCCATTCACAGGAGGAGCTACCATATACTTCGATTAGAAAAAAATCTACGTATTTAATAAAATGATTAAGGAAGTATCCAAATCCCAAAACAAGTCTGACGCAGTCACCGAGTTTCTCATCTTTGTGCTCACCCTTCTCATCAGCACATTCATTCTTCGTCTCGTGTGGAACAGGTCTCTCGTGAAGCACATCTCCATCCTGAAGCCCATCAAGAACTTGATGGACGCTTTCATCCTTGCTTTATCTATTAGCGTTGTTCGCGGCATCTAAACTTCCTTAAATCCTACAACCCTTTCACCATTTTGGTCGACCATAGTTGGAAATCCCTCAACACCCGGACAGTCCTCTTCTTCGCAGTCGACAAATGTGTATGATTTACCATTCTTCTTCATGTATTCAATCTGTTTACGAGTCCAGCCACAACCCATGGACCCGTAAATAGTCCATTTATCACCATCTTCTATTGGTGCCTGACCAGTTCTCACGAGAATCATTACATTAACGATCACGAGAATTACTAGAGCAATCATATTTTATTATAGGTAAATATTAAAATGTCTTCAACTGAATTTACTATTGGAACTAAGAATGTCACACTCAAGTACACCAGGAAAATGCCCCGTGGTGAAGTTGAACGGATGAAGTCATTCGTCACTAAGGATGGGGTGAAGCTCACCAAGACCCCAAAGTTTAAGATACTTTCCGAAGTCGATGAGGGCACTAAGCGCACATTCAAGATCGTACTTTAATCATCTCCGTCTGCGGGGGATTGGCTTGGGAGTACCAACCTCTCGCCGTTTTTTCATAACAGCTACCGCCCTCGCATATGCAGCCGCCTTATTGATTGGTGTACTGGATTTCTTTTTTGGAGCTATGGGGGGTTTCGCAAATTTTCGTGGCTTTGGTAGGGGTAAAACCTTGGTTTCACCTGTGAGGAAGGGTTTAGATAAAATATTTTCAAACCCTGGTAGGTAAAATGTGTGAGCGACATTTTTACGGTCGGTGCCAATCAATCTAAAGTCTTTAATAACCGTGCTTTTGGCACCCAAATACATGGGTGGTAGGAGAGAGTTAATAAAATTCCTCACCCCCGGGTTTTTCGTTTGCGTGGTCATTTCGTAAAGACTGTTCAAGAAAAAGTGTATATCGTATAGTTTGTGAGAGTTTCTGGAAATTCCAATGTTTTTGAAGTAGTTGTCGTTTATCAAAGGGTTTTTTATACGAGGGAAGAGTGAAAATCCAAAATCAATAATCACGGCCTCGATACCACCATTCGAAATTGTATACGTTTTATTGTTTAACTCAACTTTGATATTCTTTTCGGGTACCTTTTTTATCAAAATGTTGCCTCCATGAAGATCGTGGTGTCTGAATTTTGGATATTTTCTATGGATCCTGTAGAGATTGTAAATAATTTGAACTATAAGAGACTTTTGTTGTTCTAATGTTGGGTTGGTCTTCCACCATTTTCTTAATTCTACACCATCGATGTATTCCATATAGATGATGACTTTATCACTGCATGTCTTGTATATGTAATTTTCTGGAACACCGAAGCCCTTCAACTTTTTCGCAATTGTGTATTCCATTCGAGCTGGATTTTGTTTGATATAGTTCCGCAATTCAGCTAGGGTTACATTATTTCCGGGTAACTTAACTTCCTTGTAGGCTACATATCTCTTACCATCCCCATTCACGTTCCCCTTGAATACATTTCCATACTCCCCAGATCCAACTTTCTTTGTTGAAGGTAAATACGCTTGGGGTGAACACCCCTTTTTCCCTCTAAGAATCTTCTTGAGATTCTTCTCTATGTTGGACATTCTTACTTATTCGTAAGAAGTTTTTTTCTTCTTACCAATAGGGGCTGATTTTTTTTTGTATTTTTTTAGGATCTTAGACATCAACCTCCTCATCAACCTCTTCGTCAACCTCCCCATCCTCTTCAGGTTCTGGGAGGTCGAGGCCTTGGAAGGCGAAAGATGGAAGCTTGGTAGATTGCTCAAGGAGACATTGTTGGAGCCTCATAGTCACACCGAACTTGTTGTCGATGAACCAGATGCTGCTGAGGTCGACGATACACATCACCTTCTGTCCCTTCTCGATGGAATCAACTGGGGTAGACTCGCGTTGCATATTGTAAGCCTCTGGAACAAACGTTCCATCTGGCTTTGTGAGAATCTTGAGCTTCATGGTAGACGGGTACTGCTCCTTACCAGGGCGAACCATTGGCTTGTAGAGAGCTTCCTTAAGGACTGCGACGTTGAACTCCTTACCAAGCCACTCCTTAGAGTTCTTGGCGACGGTGTTGACGATGATTTCATCAAGTTCCTTCAGCTTGCTGTGGACGAGCATGGCATCCTCGTTGTCAGGGTCAAATGAAAGATCCAGGGAATATGTAGTGCGTCCAGTCCCCTCATCAGTAAAGGTGCTGAGACCGAAGGGGGAACGCATGAATGGGAACTGAATGTAATTTTTCTTGTTGTCGCCTGAATTAATGTAGACGGTTTTACCGCCATTCTTATTCTTACGAAGAGTGGAAAATCCCACAGAGGCGGGGGAGAACTTTGAGATTTCTTTGATAGCGAGCGACATTGTTTGGTGGTTATATATATACTAGGTGGCTGAACTTTAAGTAAGTTTTTTTTGTAAACATATATCAAAAGTATAATGGGTATGTTTAAAGATTGTGGTTGCGGATGTAACGGTCGAAAACAGCAGGACAAATTCTTGACTTCTGTAATTTCGGGTCTTACCTTCTTTATAGTCGCAAATCCCGAGACATTTCGTCTCGTTAGACGAATTTTAGGTCCCAGTATCGCAACACCAAATGGTTGCCCTTCTAATTTTGGTTTGGTTGTTCACGCGATCGTTTTCACTCTCATTGTTTGGGGTATGATGAATGTGAAAAAGGAGGGTGGTAAGAAGGGTTGTGGGTGTAAGGGTAAAAGGAAGGGTAATAAGGTTGTCGCGAGTGCACCACCTGATATGGTCGATGCCCCTAACCCTAAACCCGATTTTGGGGAACCCCAAATCAATTTTCACGAGACGGGTCGGGTTTTGGAACCCATGAATGAAATGAATGAAGATCCACTATTTAATTAGAACTCTTCATCAAACCCAATATCATCGGAGGTGTCATCCATCTTCCCATAGTCACCCACCCTCTTTTCAAAAAAATTGGTCTTCCCATCTAGGCTAATATTTTCCATAAAATCAAATGGATTCTTAGAACCCCAAATTGTGGGTTGTCCAACCTGTTTGAGAAGACGGTCAGATACATACTCTATATATTCAGACATTTTGTCCGAGTTCATCCCTATAAGGTTACAGGGAAGTGCATCTAAAATGAACCCCTTTTCAATCTCCACAGCTTCCCTAACTATGGTGTGAATCGTCTCTGTGGAAGGTTTGTTACGTAGGAGTTTGAATAGTTCGACTGCAAATTCCTGGTGAAGACCTTCGTCCCTAGAAATAAGTTCATTCGAGAAGCATAGCCCGGGCATCAGGCCCCGCTTCTTGAGCCAGTATATCGCACAGAAACTTCCAGAGAAGAAGATTCCCTCTACACATGCAAACGCGAAGAGACGTTCGGCGAAGGTTCGGGACTTGGTATCGAACCATTTTAGGGCCCAGTTTGCCTTTCTTTCGATACAGGGGACGGTTTGTATAGCCTCAAAGAGGTGTTTTTTCTCAGTAGAATCTTTGATGTATTTGTCGATTAGTTTAGAATACGTCTCCCCGTGGACCATTTCATTGTGACATTGATACGCATAGAAGGAACGAGCCTCTGAAATTTGCACTTCGTCAGCGAAATTGTTATTGATATTCTCAAAAACAATTCCATCGGAGCCAGCGAAAAACGCCAGGATATACTTGATGAATTTTTGTTCGTTGTCGTTGAGGGTTTTCCAGTCGGATAGGTCGGTTGATAAATCTACTTCTTCTGCGGTCCAATTAGACATTTGGGCCTTCTTATAGAGTTCCCAGAGCCCGGGATACTTCAGGGGAAACACTGTGAATCTATTCAAAGTGGGGGATAGAATGGGTTCGTATTCATCTTCAATGTATTCTTGGTATTCAAAGTAGTTTCCGATATGACGTCCGTCAATAAATATTTGAGGGTAGGAATCGATACTGCCACCACATATTTTTTTTAGTTCCTCCTTTTCTATCAAAATCTTTTCGTGATTGAGGCCCTCCGCTTCGCTGAGGGTCACCGCGTGGTCGCAATACTGACATCCTTCCTTCGAATATATAATAACTTTCATCTGTGATATTATCCCTCATTATTTTTTGTGAGAAAACTCTAAGCATGATCGTGCCATCTGAAATAAATGAAAATGATATAGTTAAACTACTCGTAAACGAAGACGGTATTGAAGACGAAATGTACGGTGTCGTTGCAATGAATACTGGCCTGACCCTCGGGGTCCGATACCTCAACCCAACTGAGCTAATTTACAAGTCTGCATGTGTCTACAAAGTAGACGAGGGTGATATGTTACCCGCACCCTTCGAAAGTTTAATGGAACATTTCCCGTCTGGAACCAAATTTACTGATTTAGAAATGAAAGATCTTGGAGATGATATGTTTGCTTATTATTCCGAGATTGACGTCGAAGATACAGACAGTGATATATATGATGAGGGAGGGTCTGGTTCCGAATTAAATGATTTCATCGTTTCAGATACGGAAATAGAGGGTATGAATATTGAGTTACCACCAGGTCACCAGAGTATAGATCGAGAATGGAATGAATGGAAACCATCAACATCGGGGGGTAGAAGTTTCAAGAATACGGTGGATATGATTGAAATGAATATTAAAAGCCTAAGTCTGTAAATGCGTTAAAACAAAAATCTTAAAAAAGTCAGTATCTAAAAAGATGCTGGCAGCAATTTGGAAACAACTAGATTCAATACAATCAAAAACAAACGAAAAAGAAAAGCCAGTTAATATACATATTTGCAAAGAATGTTCAGGTATTAAAATTTATTCACCCGAAGGTTTACCCACCTGTTCTGAATGCGGTCTTGTAGATGATAGGTTTATAGATGATACCGCTGAATGGACGAGTGGTATTACGGATGATGGGAAGGTAAATGATCCAGCGAGATGTGGGAACCCGAATGCAAATCCAGAGCTGTTTTCACAAAATTGGGGGAAGGGGACCGTGATTTCAACACAGCGATCCTCAACGTATGAAAACAAACGCATGGCGAAAATAAACTTTCACATGTCTATGAATCATAAAGATCGTTCCCTATTTCATGCATACAAAGACATCGATGAAGCGTGTCATACTTTACCTGACGTGATTCTAAAGGAAGCTAAAATGATGTATCGAAAATTCAATGCAGAAAAACTCACACGTGGTGCAGTTCGTTTAGGTATCAAGGCCAACGCTGTATTATACGCGTGTCGTCTAGCGAAATTTCCTAGAACAACGAAGGAAATTGCAGATATGTTTGGTATTCAATCTAAGGACATCAGTCGAACGACACAAATGTTTCAAGATGTTGTCATGGGTGTAACTGAAAAGAACTACGTTACAAAAGCTTTTGATGTCATGAGTCGACTTTTAAATTCCTTTGAGATTTCGAGGGATGAAAGGTTGAAATGTAACAGAATGTGTAAGGCGACAGACGACTGTGTAGAACTTATGAGTAAGACACCGAATAGTATCGCTTCTGCGATCATTCATATTGTTTTGGGATCAAAGGTTACAAAGACGGAGATGTGTGATAAGTGTTCGATATCGATTCCAACACTAAATAAAATTGAAACTATCATAAAAAAACACTTAGAGGTTAAAGCCCAAATGTAATAAATGACTAAGTTATTTCTATCCACCCCATGTTACGGTGGACTTTGTCTAGAAAAATATATGTCTAGTATTATCCAACTACAAATCCTTTTAATAAGAGAAGGTATTCAGTTGTTTTTGGATACTACTGAAAACGAATCCCTTGTTCATCGCGCGCGTAATGTTTCGGTTGGTCGGTTTATGCAACAAACGGATTGTGAATATTTTATGTTTATCGATGCTGATATTCATTTCGATCCAACATCGGTTGTTCGCCTTGTTAGGTCTGGTCACAATTTATCTGTAGCATGCTACCCAAAAAAAGTCGTAATGTGGGATCAAGCAGCCAAGGCTGTCAAGAATGGAGACGATCGTGATATGTCCATGCTATCCTCAAGTCTTGTCATTAATTTCGGCGCGACTAATCGACCTGTTACAGATGGATTTATTGAAATTCTTGATGGACCAACAGGTTTCATGGTCATCAAACGCTCGGTATTCAAAGACCTCGAAGAAAAGTTTCCGGAACTCTGGTGTAAGAATGATCACCAAAATAGAGACTTTGATGATTATCACGCCGCATTTGACTGTATGATAGATCCAGAAACCAAGAGGTACCTCTCAGAAGACTATGCATTTTGTCGTCGTTGGCAACAAGCTGGTGGTAAAATTCATGCAGATGTTAATACGACACTGGGACATGTTGGTAATTTACCATTTACCGCATGCTATAATGACAGGCTTAAGGCTTAGATGTATATTCAATACATGAAGTTGGCTACTATTATAGTATCGAGATCTAAATCATGTAGTGTTAAAACTCTTCACGTAGTTCTTAAAATTAATATTAAATGCTTACAGAATAATATTAATAACGAAATCACATATGTGAATGACGACCCATATGATAAGGCTGAAATTATTCAAAAATATATGAAGTCACATGAACGCATTATTTTTATCGATCATGGTATAGGGATAGACGATGAATCTATACAGCAACTTTTAGAACCACATGAAAATATTGGGTGCCTAGTTATGCCGGGTCCATTAGAAGGTATTGATTGGGATATGTTTAAATCCAAAGTAAAAAATGATTCATCTGAACCAGTTCACCAAATGGGATTGACATTTGACACCGCGTTGGGGAAGAAGATTTCTGACAACATATATCATGTTTTACAAACAAAGTCAAAATGTTGGATGATGAATACGAAAAATGTGATTAAGACTATCAAAGATAGAAAAACTGGAACGTGGAAAATTAGTCCAAAAATATTTGATAAATTCAAAGAGCAAGGAGTGAAAATTTATGCATTTACAGCATCTAAGTTGACGATAACTTATACACACGAATGTATAAGTAACATACTAAACGCCGCTGGTGTAAAAGTCAGTTAAAGTTATTTTTTCAAATCAAGATATGTCCATCGATAATGATTCACCACTTTACAAACATGTTGTGAATTATATACACACATGTTGGAAGAGTAAGGACTATTTCCCTGGACCCCAACCTATATCAATTGAACGCCGACATTTCCCAATTCTCAAGGGTGCAGAGTACCTAGTGTGTGAGAAGACGGATGGTGAGAGATACATGATGGTTGCCCTCATTTTCCAGGGTAAAAAGAAATGTCTCTTTGTCAACCGCTCATTCAACATGTTTGAAGTCCCAATAAACCTGAAAAAGGTGGCCTACGAAGGAACCATCCTCGATGGTGAACTGTACGAGAATACCCTCATGGTATATGACGCAGTTTTCGCCAATGGTGAACCAGTATGGGATTTGAATCTGATGCTAAGACTGGAAGCGTGTAAGATTGTAACTGGGTCTATAATCTACATGAAGCATGACAGGTACCGTCTCAAAGTCAAGACGTTTCATCAAATGAGGGACTACGACAAGTTCTTGGATGTGTACCTCCCCACCGTTACTCAACGTATCGATGGTCTCGTTTTCACTCCAGTGAATGAACCAGTTAGGATTGGAACCCATGAGACGATGTTTAAGTGGAAACCGAAGGAAAAGAATACAGTGGATTTTCTCATGAAGAAGGAACCTTCATGGGAAGTGCCGGGCACCGTTGGGGGTCCCCTAGCGTGGAGACTCTATGTCCAAGAAAAGGGGAAGTTGGTGTTTGAATCTGAAGTTGCAATGGACCTGATGAATGAACCATGGTTCGAGGAGGGAGCTATCGTTGAATGTGATTTTGTAGATGATGGAAAACGTATGTGGTGGAGACCCCTAAAGAGGAGGACGGATAAGACGCATCCCAATAATAGAAGAACATTCTATCGGACGATTGTAAATATTAGGGAGGACATCAAGATTCAGGAGTTTTTAGATTGTAAACCATAAAGTAGAATCCAGCCTCTTCAGGTAATGGACATATTTTAATATCATGATCGTTTATAAAATGCCACTTGTTTCTACATTTTACAAATGACACGTAGTGTCCATCATTTTGGTCACCCTCGTGAAGCGCGGTCGCCACGAGATTATATTCAAACGAATCGATAATAATAGTCTCTATAATTTTGATGTTACTCTTGGTGTCAAATGAAATCATCAAAACTTGGGGGAGCTCCGAAAAGCGGGATCGCGTCGTAGCCACGTTGTGCACCTTACCCTCGGTGTCCTCAAAGTTTTCTAGCACATTCCAATCCATACTCTTCTTTAACATCTCCCCCAACTCATTACCATCGGAAGTCACCAAATGAACACTGAAGGGTTCTTCACTCGTTGACTTGCCACCTGGCCAAATAGTTTCTTGAACCTTCTTACCGTAAAACCACGGTTTAATAAAAGGCTGCGATCGTTCAAGAATGTCTATGATACATAGGATTACTTCCTGAACGTCATGTTGCTCCCTAGATTTAAAACGGGGGAACTCTTCTCGAAATCTGGATAGGAGTGTCAAGAGGGATAGTTCTGGACGACCACTCGTCCAATAGACGGTGACAAATTTAGAATATACCTGGGTAAATCTACATTCCCCCTCGTACGGGTTTTTCAAAAAGTAGTTTGTGAGAACTGGTGTATGTAAAAGGCACTGAACAGCTGTATTAAAATAACAGGTATTCCCGAGGTTGGTAAAACCCTTCATTACATTTTATCGATAAAAAAGGCTTAAGTAAAAGACGCGAATTGTAAATGTTAAGTAAAAATCACAATGGATATTAAGCACATCACCGATACCATCCTCCCCACATTTGAGGCCCTCAAGGCGGAAGAGAACATCGAAGTTGAAATTCGCCTCGGAAAACACAATGGTTCCCTCTTCGATACTAATGTGGGCAGGGATACCTGGGAACGCACCCTAAAGGGGCTGAAGAACTATGATGGGTGGGAGTCCACCAACTATACCGAGTCTGACGTATACTACAACGATAACAGCAACGTGCGGATCACATCCAATGAAGACACTGGGGAGCAGACGATGATCCAAAAAATCAGTGTCGTCAAGGAGGACTTCAAATGCGAACCCCTTGATGTGAGGGTGTGTATCGCTCGGGAGATCCCCATCTCTGGGGAGTATGAGATGGATAGGAAGAGAACCAAGGTGCGCCACTCCTTCGTGCGCAAGAACCTAAGCATCGATATGACAATATCGTCGGGGGATAACGTTGACATGGACTCTGAGGAAGAGGCCTCGTACCAGATTGAACTTGAGATTGTGAAGCCCGGGGATGTGGATTCGGTCTACAAGTTGTTCAACATCATCAACAAGGTGGCGGATATGGTAAAAATTATGTGAACCTAATATATGATAGCAGTAGTGGTAATTATTGTTATACTAATTTTAGGAACTGGGGTTTTGTTAGTGTCTGGAAAAAGGGCATCACCCTCCATGGAACCACCCTCCGTGGAACCACCCTCCGTGGAACCACCCTCCGTGGAACCACCCTCCGTGGAACCACCCTCCGTTGAACCACCCACCCCAGAACCCCAAGACTGTCAGGGTGAGTGGAGTGAATGGTCACCTTGCAGCCAAGGGTGTGACTTAATTGATGACGATTTACTGGACTTACCAAAATATAAGTGTTATAGGGACACCACGGAAGGGGCAAACCCGTTACATTTACCCGGCTCTACGCCAATGTGGTTTTATAATTGTGAACCGAATAAACTATCGACTTCAGTTGAAAACAAGACGGGGGTGAGGTCTAGAACTTACAAGGTTATTCAACCGGCTAAGAATGGGGGTAAATCTTGCCCCAAATTGGATGGAGAAAAGGATATGAATTCGTGCAAAGCTGGTGTAGCTGGGTGGGGGTCTATTCATGTTAAAGATGGAAAATTCTGGGAAAAATCAATTGTACTTAAGCAACCCACTAATTCAGAAAGGTGTGTAGGTGAAAGACGATCACCTTATTTTTGGCCTGGGCTCGCTCCCGACATCCCGACATCACAATCTAATATAGACCACAACACGTCTTCCGAGCGGCTGGACAACGACGACCTCCGGGTGTTTGGAGTTCAAGACAATTTAAAAGAGGCAAAGCGCAAACGTGAATATGGTAAACATTTATTCATGCTAGATTTGAGAAAAATAAAATAGATGATAGAGATTATAGTGGTTGGTAGCCTACTAGTATTCGGACGGGAACTTTTCACTTATTTGTAGCTTTACTA